TTCGTGGGCTCCGCCTCCTGCCAATAAACCTGTAGGAAGGTGTGCAACAGATTCTTCACCACCTACTACTACACCTTCTTCAGTAACAGATTCGGGGCCTGATTCCGCAACTATACCAGTTGGAAGGTGTGCGACAGATTCTTCTTCGTCACCTAAACCTGATGGAAGATGGGCAACGGATTCTTCGCCACCTACAACTACACCTTCTTCAGTAATTGATTCAGGGCCTGATTCTGCGACTATACCAGTTGGAAGATGTGCTACGGGTTCTTCTTCGTCACCTAATCCTTTTGGAAGATGTGCTTTGGGTTGTTCTAATCCAGGTGGAGGAGCTATTGATTGTTCTTTAACGGGAGCATTAGCATCTACAGGAACTGGTCTTTTTCCGAATAAATCAAAAAACCCACCGTCTTGTTCGTATTTAAATATTCCTTGAGAAGTATCATAGTCATAATCTAGACCACCTCCTTCCATACCGTGACCTGCTTCCATACCATGGCCTGCTTCCATTTCATGCTCAGCTTCCATTTCGTGATCAGCATCTAATATACCCATATGTTCGAGGCCACCGCCATCCATTCCATGATCATTATTATATTGCTCCACTATTTCAGCAATATCTTTATCAGTTAATGGGTCTCCGCCTTTTTGTGTTTTCCTTTTTGTAACTTTGGATTTACGTTTAGGTGACAATTTAGGACTTTTTTTAGTGGTATTCTTTCTATTAACTGTTTTTGTTTTCAATCTCTTTAATAAATCTTTTTTAACAGATTTGGTAATCTTCTTTTTATGATATACTTTATGTCCATCTGGGCATTGAGAACCATCATCTACACCGGGGAAATCATATAAATGTGGTGAACGCCTGTATAATGAAGTGCGATTTATTGGTTTGTTATCAGAACATAAATCTCTTGTCAATGCTGATTTACGATTGGTGGGTGATTTATATTCTTTATTATTGTAGTATTTTAATAATGCTCTTTTGGCAGCAAGCTTAGAAATTCTTGGATATTTTACTTTTGAACCTCTTTTTCTAGGTTCAAGGTTATTTCCTCCTGTGACAAATCTAAATTTACCATTTTTAAAGAAGACACCTATTGAACCGTTTTCATATTTTCTCATTTCTTTTACGCCATCATTTTCTTTAGTTAATTTTTTTAATAAACTCTGAGCATTTTTTGGGACAGATTTAACTACAGAACCTTTTCTTTGAGAAGGGCGGGTTTTGGTTGGTTTTTTAGGTGAACGTTTTGAAGCACTTTTAGCCATTTATTATATAATAGACATATTTTTTTTCGTAAAATATTTGTTTTATTTATTTCATTAAATATATAACAATGATTACTATAGTTGATTTTTTTGAAAAAATACAAAAAACCCAAAACTTATTTAACTTTATTGATTTAAGTAGAAGTTATGACTATCTTAAACGATATAATAAAAACACAATGTTAATATTGGGTGCTAAATCTCACCCGAGATTTAAAACACTTGATTCCTTTGATATAGAAAAAATAAAGGCTGAATTACAAAAATATAACTTATTTGTATTAGATAAGACAGTTTGTAAATTACCTAATGATGATATTTCAAATTTATTAGAACTGTTTAAAAATAACAAAAAAAATGTTATTTTTGTAGGCTATAGTTGCTATACTAATTTAAATATAAATAATACTAATAAGATGTTTAGACCTATAGATGTAACAAAATATCCATTTAATAAAAAAAATACAGAGATAATTTATAAAAATGTTTCAATAAAGTTGGTATTATTATATATATTTTGCGTGATATCTATTATTTTAGGAAATAAGAGGGATTCTAGACTTTTATATAAATTTGTAATTATATTGTTAATAATTATTCCTATTGCTTTTCCCTTTAAAAAGGTTATATTTATAAAAAATTCACAGGACATTGTTTTGTAAAAAGGGTTGTGTTAAATAATTTTATGCGTTTATATTAAATGAAAAAGGATCAGTTATTCAAAAAAAATCCTTCTAATGAATTATTCAATAAAGTACTAAATGCATTTGGATTATCTAATGTAGATGATAACAGATGCTTCTCCAGGAAAGACCTAGAATATATAAAAACAGTAGATGCCATAAATGTAATGAAAAATGAGCTTGAGGAATGCTATTTACCTTGTAAATCAAGGACATACCTTAATTCTTTAACCGAGAAAAATGTTATTACTATTTTAAGACAAATTTTAAAAACTCGCAATTATACTATAACATCACGAGAAAAATACATGAAAGGATGTAAATTTATAATTTATAGTCTTAGTAAGTTAGACCAACAAACTTATACACCTCTTATTGAAATCACACCCAGTGAAGAGGATGAAGATACTACAAAACCAATTGTTTTAACCTTCAATTAAATATTTAATTAAAATGATATATCAAATATTTAATCGCGTTTAATAATATATGAATAATCATACCACTGCTGTATTAACAATTTTATTATTTTGCGTTGTAATGATGACTATACGTATGACGAATAGAGAAAACTATAGAAATGTAAGAGTTACACATGCTACAATACCCAAAAGAGTGTTTTCTAAATCATTTAATATTGATCATCATTTGAAATGTGAACCTCAAAATCTTGGTTGGAAAGGTTTTTGGAGAACTAATTATTCTCAATTTTCTAAAAATTTAGATCAAGTATTTAATGATAAAAATAATAAAACTTTACCTCCTTTATTATTTGATGGAGTAAGAAATACTGAATCTTGTCCTTTATAAAGTGATAAAGTAACTGTCATTTTCAAATTTTACTTCTAACTTAGTATTTTTTTTTAAATAATTTACTAAACCATCATGCCAATATCTCATATACCAAGATATTGACCTGACTTTATCGTTACATTTAATTATATAGTTTTCTGCTTGAAAACTATTCTTTAGAAGAATTCCTATTTCATGTATATGTAATACATCATCTGAAAATTCTTTATTATTAAAACTATCAGATATGCTATTAATTATAATAGATACTTGTTGATCAATTTGGTCTATACTTGGTGTAATTAACTTCTGTCCATATTTTCTAGTTTCAGTTCTATTAGCAATAGTTAATTTAGGAAGACTTTTATCCATTTGATATTAGTATTTATAAAAATATATATAATTATACTCATTTCTAATTATAATTTGTTACTATATAGTACATGGAAATAGTAATTGCTATCATTTTAATATTTATTATGGTATTATTAGACACTAATTCACTTGGAAAGTTTCTTGCTATAACCCGTCCTATTAAAGAGAATTTAACAGATTCATATAAGGATTTTTCACATGATTTAGCAGGAATTACTAATAAAACTATTTCAACTGAAAAAATTATAAAAAAAATCCATTCACCTAATCTGTGGATTTATAATGACGAAACTATATCATCAAGACATTGGAAAAATTTTTACTCAAGAAGATATAAACAACCTACTTCTTCTCTAATTAATTTATGTATAAAATCGGTCATTAGACATTCTTGTTATAACTATACCATAAAAATTTTCTCCCAGAATGACCTCAATGATATTATACCAGAATATATGTCCTCTATAAATAATTGCTCCTCTGAATACATGAAGTATAATTTAATAAAATACGCTGTTTTATACAAATATGGCGGTGTTTGGATTCCTAAAGATACATTAATGTTTAAACCTTTATCATATCTTCCCCGCTTAGATTGTAATTATATAACTACATTTGGAAATAATAATGTGAATTATATGGACCAAGGTATATCCGATTCTATAATTGCTTCTGGGAAAAATAATATTGTAACTGGACAAATGTTATCATATTTAATTCGTAATACACTTACTTTTCAAAATGCTTTAGTTTTTAAGCAAAGTATAAACAAACATTTCAACAAGATACTTAATAAGAGTATATATCATGTAAAGCATAATTCATCTATGTTAGAAAAATGTAGTGGTGATCACTATACTGTTGATGATATGTTTACAACTAATATAGTAAAATTTCAATCAGGTAATCTAAAAGAGACTATTAACATTAATGTAGGTGAAATAGAAGATTTAAGAGAATTTAATTATTTACTTAGAATGTCTGAAAGACAAATACTCAATTCTAATCTTTTTATAGGATTATTAATCAAAAAAGCTTTTTCTTAGATAATACGTATATAGAACCTGACATACAAATAACTCCTAACGCTCTTATTAATAGATTATAATTTGTAAAGTCCTTATCAATATTATCTATTTTTTGCAAAGTCTTGAATGCGATATCATTTTCAATAATTTTTTTAAGAGTATCTATATCATTGAAAAAATCCCTAACATGTTCGTCTTTTAATACATAAGTGCTTGTTTTAAAACCTATACCTCCGCCAATACCATAAGCAATATTTTTTATAAACTTAATTAATCCTAACAAAATATTATATTATTAGAATTAATTTTCAATCATAATTTTATTTATTTTAAAATTAAATCTTTCTAGACTATTTGAATAATCCACCATATTATTTTGCCTATTCTTCTCTTTATTATCTTCTTCTACCTCCTCTTTTTCAATTACTTGTTTTTGTTCATCCGACATTTCAAGAGTGTCATTCTTTCTAGATTTCTTATATTCTTCAATAGTCATATTTTTTGTAGGTTGATTTCTATCAATATTCATTAATTCAAATGCTTCGTTATAATCAAAACAATTTACATTAGCATTATTTCCTGAATAATTAGTTGTTTTTTTGCATAATTGCGAATAACTTTCATTTTGATTTATAGGTTTGGGAACTTGATATTTCATTATTTCATTATTTTTTTCATTTAGTCTTTTATTAAATTGGTCTTGAAAGGTATTATCTTTTGTAATTTCAATTTTTTCTATTTCAATATCTTCTCTAACTCCATTATCAGCCATTAAATGACCATATCCATCATCTTCGTATTCATCATTATACTTATTTTCATTATAAAATTCATTAAACTTTTTTGGGTCAAACGAATCTAACGAATCTTCACCATTGAAAAAATTTGGCTTTTTTTTTTTAACATTCTGAGAATATTCACTATAGTCTTG